GTGGAGACTCATGAGGTTTTAAAAACAGCCATAGGTAAGCCCACTGATGCCGTTATTAAGGCGCTGCGAGTGAGCAAGAGCACTGTTTACAAGTGGACTGAGCCTATTGAGGATATTAATGACAGCGGTGCCATTAACCCCCTGGACAGAATTGAAGCGATTATATCCACAGCACTGAGCTTTGACAGACCTACTGAAGAGGCCTTTGGACCTATTCAGTATTTAGCAACCCGTTTCAACGGGGTGTTTATCCCATCTATCCCCAGCCATACCAGCAAAAACGAAATTTTTCGTCATACGTTTGAGACCAGCAAGTCTTTTTCTGATCTGCTGAACACTATTGGTGCATCTACTGCCCCTGATTCTGAATCTGGTGAGAAGTTATCCCCCAATGAGCATAAGCAGATTAGGTGTCAAGGCATGAAAGCTATCCAGCAGATAGCTGAGTTGTTGGCGCTGCTGGAAAATGAGGCGGTGAAGCCATGAAAAAGCCACCTATTGAAACCTGGAAGCCGGAAGAGAGGCAGGCATACCTGAGGGTTGCCGAGTTGATTATAAGCCTTAAAGCCAAGTTAAAAGGGGGACAGCATGCGTAACGACAGAAAAAGTAATCCTATCGCCACCGTGTTTGTTTTGTTGGTTGTTCTGGCTGCGCTGGGGCTGGCTGGTAATGCAGACCGTAAGGATGCAGAGGTAACCACCGCCACCATTCAAGAGGTTGCTACAGCTGGCATTGTTTACAGCAAGCCTGCTGCCTATCGGTTACAGACCCCTACCCAAGAGCAGATGGATAACCTGGAACATTTGCGGGTGGTGGCTAAGTTGGTGGAGCAATAGTGTCATGGCCCGCAGAGGTTACGATCCTGGAGCGACGGTGTCTGATGTGTACCGTTGCATCTGTGATGGGTGCCGCCTGCAGGCCCGTTGCCGGGATCATCAATTATTCTGCCGTGACCGATTGTTGGGCAGTGTTAACGGATACATCGTTGAGTGCCCGGAATATCAGCCAGAATGCTGGCACGGCCTGGATGAAGTAAGACCATGACTGCAATGGCTCTGAATGTATGCCCTGAAATGTCGGTAATACCCTACCCAGATGGCGGGTTTATGTGGGTGATCAGGCGGCCTGAATCACCGCTGGTGTATTTTGCAGGTATTGAACCTACTGAGGTTTCTGCCCAGGTGTTTGGTGCTCATTACTGGCGCGCTGCCTGTCTGGAAATAGGGGCAGAGGTGCCGCAGGGTTGCCAGCAAATACTTGATAGCGTGGCGGCGCAATTGCAGTTGTTTGAGAGGCCAGCATGATTGAACTGTTTGATTGCATACCGTTGGGTGCCAGGATCAGCAAGGCCACCTGTGAACAAAATCGCAAGCGCGGCGGTACTGGTGGACACGGCAAAGGTCCTGAAAAGATTTTTGCCTGTATGGATTGCCCTGGGTTGGGTGTGAAACCCCATAAAATAGATTTGGAGGTATCTGAAATGGCTGCTGATAAAAAGAGAAAAGTTACCACCTGCAGTGTTGCTGGATGCGACAGACGTCCGCAGCATAATTGTAACGGCATGTGTAAGACTCATTTTAGGCAGGCCTGTACAGAGGCTGGCGTGACTCCTGAAACAGCCAGCAGCGCTGCGGCACCCGAAGAATCCCCCAAAGAGTCAATACAGGACTATCTAGACGGCGAACATCTGCCAGACACTCCCGCAACAACAGACCCCCGTATTACGTTTGAATGTCCGAACTGCCATGTAGCGCTTTCCTCTGCTGAGGTGGAAGATCCGCTGTGCCCCTGTTGTGACAAGCCGCTGCACACCCATATTGATGTTGGTGGACGGGTGTTTACCCCAGATGTCGCGCACGGGTTTATGCCAGAAAAGGAGCTCTGCGAACAAATGCTTCGTAAGCCCGTCATCACCTCCCGCGATGCTTCACCGTTTGAAATGATCGGCATGCAGATCGGATCGCTGGTGACCGAAAAGAACCAGGCCTACGGCAATTCATTTGCCCAGTCCGGTGATTTTCTGCGGCTGCTGTACCCCGATGGCGTTAAGCCTGATCAGTTCCAGGAGGCCCTGGGGATGGTACGGATTTTCGACAAGATGAAGCGGATAGCCACGGACAAGGACGCATTTGGCGAAGATCCGTACCGTGACATTGCTGGCTACGCGATTCTTGCGGTTGCCCGTCGGGAAGGTGCGATATGAGCCGTTTTTCTGGCCTGGCTGCAGTTGATCAATACAAGGCAAAGCTGACGTTTGACCGGGCAAAGGCCCTGCAGGTGTTACGTGACGGCGTGAAGCAGGTTGCAGATATGTACCCTGCAGGTGCGCTGGATTGGCTACAGCAGCACAAGTCTGACCTGTACGCCCAGTGCATGGGGTCTATGGACAAGATTGAGCAGGCATTTGGCAAAGAGGCACCCGCCATGGTTGCGGCCTCTGTTGATCTGTATGTGAGGCTGCATAAGCAGGCGTTTGAGCTGTTCAAGGAACATACGAAACCGCTTGTGACTCTGAAGGAGGAACAGCATGCCTGATATTACATTTGATATGTACGTTTCCGGAACGGGGAAGGCCCTGGAGGATTGGGAGCGTGAGGCATCCACAGCTTTTTTGCGTGTGGTTTACGATTACCGTATGGGGCCAACTGGAAAGACTTTTTTGCTCCAAAAGATGGCTAGCATGGGCGATGTAGTTTGTTTTGAAGACAAAAACCTGCGGCCCTGGCAGTGGGAAGCAGCTGTGGCTTTTTATTCAGCCTGTTTGCGTAGCAAGGCTGCTGCCGATGATCAGCAGCAGCTGGTTAAGAAGTTAAGCCGGTTTATTGAAGAGCACGGCAACACATTCAGGCTCTGAGATATCAGCCTACCCCTAATACCATTCTGATTATCCCCTGGAGGCCGCTTGCGGTTTTGTGAAGAGCACATGAGTGAGGAACAGCGCACGGTAATAGCTCGTGAGCTGTTTGAGGTTAAGGAAGTGCTGAAGGGCAAGGGCGAGCTGCACGGCCTCTGCCCTGCGCATGACGACCGTAACAAGCCCTCATTCTCGTACAACTACAAGAAGGATCTCTGCAACTGCATGGTGTGCGGTTTTAGTGGTGATCTGGTTGAGTTGTGGTGCCATGCCAATGGCATGAAGCGGGATATGGGTGGATTCAAGGCCTTTTGTCAGGCTTTCCACATTAACGCATCCAGCGACCACGCTCCCACATCCGCTACACAATCCAAGCCAGCAGATGCACCCCCGCAAAAAAAACCGTCTGAAGCCAAGCCAGTAAAGCAATCCACAAAAAAAGAGTCTGATGCTGCCGATGATGAACCGTTGCAGCCTATCCCCTGGGATCAGTTTAACGCTCTCCCTCCCCTCCCCGAGGATTGGATTGAGCGACTGGCTAAAGAACGGGGCTGGACCCGTGAGGTGATGGAGCGTCAGCAGCTGCGGCAGTATGTGCATACCCGCGAGAATGCCAAGCTGTTTAGGGTGTCTCGTATGCCTTTTGGACAACGCCGGGTTGCTATACCCATCCCTGATGATGCTGGCGACCTGGTTAATATCCGCTTCTACCTGCCCTGGGATCGATCTGAAGACGATGAAAAGGTTATGTCCTGCGCTGGGCGTGGTGAGGCCCGCCTCTACCCTCCCCCCTCCCAGTGGGGCGCTGGTCCGCTTTGGCAGGTTGAGGGCGAGCCTGATCTGATCTGTGGACTAAGCCAGGGCCTGAATGCGGTCACCAAAACAACCGGCGTCAAGGTTTGGAAGGAAGAGTGGAACCAGCACTTTGAAGGCCGTGAGGTGGTTAATGCCTACGATGCCGACAAGCCAGGCATGCAGGGCAATGAGCGGGTAGGCAAAGATCTGGCCCCCATTACCAAGCTGTTCCGGTATCTGCGTTGGCCTGGGTTTATGTATGAGGGCACTGACCAGCCGCTGGATGATCCTAAACAGAAGTTTTCTGAATTTGTGCTGACTGAGGCCCGTATGTGGCCGGTTAAGGGCGGCAAGGATTTAACTGACTGGTTTGTGAAGCATGGCCGGTGCGTGGCTGATCTGAAGGATCTGCTGGCCACGGCTGGCACTATCGCCCCTCCTGATCAGAAGCCAGCTCTGGGGCCACGTCGGTTTTTTGGTGGACGCAACGGCAACGCCTTCAAACCAGCACTGCTGGCTGAGGCCATTCTTGAAGATACCGATGTTATTTCAGATCCTGAGACCGGTCTGATCTACAAGTGGAACGAGCGGTTCTGGGAACGGTTCAACCTGGCCTATATCCAAAAGCGCGCACTACTGATGCTGGAACGTGAGGCATCTACAGCCCGTGCCAGTGACGTTGCCACCATGGTTCGTATTTTGTCCAGCATGGAGCCAGGCAGGCGGATGGATGATTCTCTTGAGTGGATCTGTCTCAAGAACTGCCTGTTTAACCTGGAGAGCGGCATCACGGCCCAGCATTCACATGACTACTATTTTTCATACATGCTGGGGGTTGAGTTTAATCCTAATGCCAGCCCTCGCTGTGATCGCTGGTTGGCGTTCCTGGCTGAGACAGTGCAGGACCCTGTCACCATTATGGCCATGCAGGAGTTTTTCGGATACTGCCTGACGAATAATACCATCTACGAAAAATGTCTATTCCTGTACGGCCCTGGCTCTGACGGTAAATCAAAGGTGATTAACGTCCTGTCTGCTTTGCTGGGTGAACAGAACTGTGCAGCGGTAGGCCTGAAGGATCTTGAAAAAGAGTTCTACAGGGCCTCTCTGTTGGGGAAAAAGCTGAACGTTTCGGCTGAATTTGACAGCGGGGCTTTCACGTCTGAGTGGTTCAAAAAGCTGATCACCGGCGACCTGATCTCTGCTGCATTCAAGCACAAGGACTTCTTTGAGTTCCGCTTTACCGGCAAGCTGGTCTTTGCATCCAACCGCTTCCCCAAGGTGCTGGACAATACGGATGGATACTGGCGACGCCTGCTACCCATCCGATTTAAAAAGCAGTTCCTGACCGTCTCAGACGGCAAGGACATCCACCTTGAAAAGACGCTGCTGTCAGAGCTGGACGGAATATTCGCCTGGGCGCTGGCTGGTCTGGAGCGCCTGTACGAACAGGGCGAGTTCTCATGGTCAGATGACATGGAGGATACGCTGAACGAGTACAAGTCCACCAATGATCCGGTGCTGGTATTCGTTCAGGAGCGGCTACTGTGTCGCGAAAGCGACACCTCTCGTGTCGGCGTAGCCGCACTTTACAAGGCCTATCTACGTTTCTGCAGCGAGGGTAATTTCTCGCCCCACAACCGTATTCATTTCGGCAGGGAATTCAAGCGCTGTGTGCCTCACGTCACCAAGGGCAAGCTTCACGGTACCCGTGATGAGGCGTGGATAGGCATTTCTTTGCTTGATGTGGACGGCTCTTCCTCCCCCGCCCCCCTCCCGTCAGGCTCCGCTACCAGTGGATAGAGAGGTTGGGCGTTTTCTGTCGCAGATGTAGTAGATATGTAGTAGATGGTTTGTGGTATCTACTACATAGAAAATCAAATTATATTAATAGCTTACACAGTTTGTAGTAGATGTAGTAGATAGTTTGAACATAAATACATGCGCACATGCGCGCGCGTCGGTTTGTTCAGATCATCTACTACATCAAACAAGATAATAAATAGTTATATCTATCTACTACATCTACTACAAAGAAATAAATAGTTAATATTAAAGGTTTATTCTGTCGCAGATGATTAAAAGCTATCTACTACAATCTAAGACAATCTACGACAAAAAAAGGAAAAGGCTATGTTGAGCATAAAGGTGGATATCAAAGAGGTAGTAAACCGGTTGGGCGTTATGCAAGCAAAGCTGCCGGAAGTGCTGAAGAACAGCGTCAACCAGACGGCGTTTGAGCTGAGAAACAAGTATATCGAATCTCTCAAGAGCTCATTCCCCAGCCTGAAACCACAGACAGCAAAGAACGTGTTTGTAAGACAGGCAGATACAAAGACAAAGTCATATGATCGCCGTGGCAATTATTCAGCATCTATCGTGTTTGATCAGATATGGAAGGGCCCCGGCATTGATGAATACATGGTTGCCCAGGTTCAGGGCGGCAAGCGAGCCATGAAGCCATCAGAAAAGAGACTGGGTCACTACTATGTGCCAGGCATGGGGGCAAAGCTGGATGCATACGGCAACATGTCAGGCGGTCAGGTGACTCAGATCCTGTCTCAGATGGGTAGGTTTGGCAATGTTGGCAGCAGTATGAATCAAACAGCAAAGAGCAGGAAGCTGGCAAAGCAAGGATCAAAGACCACTGAATACTTCATGATCCAGCGTCAACGTGGTGGCCTGAAGCCGGGTGTCTACCAGCGTACTGAGAAGCGTAACGGGTTCACGTCAGTCGGTAAACCAAAGGCTATGAGAGGCCAACAAGGCCACAAGGCCCTGCAGCAAGGGCGCTCAAGAGCGATACAGGGTCGCGGTGCTATTCCAGTCCTCGTGTTTACTAAGGCTGCACCGACATACACCGTGCGTTGGCCATTCTTCAATCAGGGTCAGGCGTTCATCAACAAGCGCCTGCCTGAGGTTATGAGCAAGTATATTGATTATGCAATCAAGGGCCGGTTGTGATTTCGCGGGTCCTTCCTGGCCTTTCGCTCCATGCGGGTAATTGAGCCCTCGACCTTTTCGCGCAATTAATGTTTTTCGAGTTCCGGAATATCGGAACGTTACCACAGGATGGTGAGTTATGAACCTGGCTGCAGTGCTTGACATAGTAGATCGTGCCACCGCCTGGGCGTGGATCCAGCGGACGCACTTGCCGGACGGCGTCCAGTGCCCGGTCTGTGGAGCCATGGTTGACGGTGAGCTTGCGCTCAAGGCCTTCCGATCCCTGAAGCGGACCTACTGCCGATCGCACAACGGGGCTTTCCGTCCTCAAGCTGCTGTTGCAGTCCTTCGCGGCACTGAATGGGCACCAGAGGAATACGTCAAGTTTCTGCTTATGCACCATGCTGGTCGTACTGATGCCGACATTGCCGCGCTACTCGGCAAGTCCAGCGGCTGCGTTCGCGATATGTCCGCCCGTGTCGCATGCCTGGCCCAAACATCACCACTGGATGCTGATGTTTTAGACGGTAAGGGATAAAAAGGGCGCGCCGCGCGGGGGAGGGGCGGGAAAGAACCCCCTTAATTAATCCAGGAGACAAGCCATGACCACAGAGAAAATATCATTCACCGTACCACAACAAGGCCTGCGCTATCTTTTGGACCGTGCGCGAGGTGCTGTTGGCCGGATGCATCCATACTTCAAAATTGACATCTATTTAACCGGTCGCATCACCTGTTGCGCTACAGATCTGCGCGTGGGGGTATTGACAGAGCTGGATAACCGCAACAATGACACCGCGGTCGAGTGTGGCGGAACATTCTGTGTAGCTGCCGATAAATTTTTCAACCTTGTATCTGCCCTTCCCGCAATTGATGTACAGCTGCAGGGCCTGGACAACTACAAAATCCGCATATCGTGCGGCACCTACACCGGTGTAGTTGCCTGCGTAGATCCCGAACAGCATTTTCCCGACATGATCCTCCCGGGCGGTGATCCTGATATCGTCTGCGCTGGCGGATTCCTAAACGACATCTACGCCGCCATCGGTCACGCCGTCGGAAACCAGGAAGACACCGCCACTGCAGGCATCAACATACAGGCCCTTAATGGCCGGTTAGTCGGTGCTGCCACCAACGGTCATCGTCTCTCTGTTGCTGGCATAGCCACCCCGTATGATGGTGAATGTGAACCATTCGACACCGGAATCACCCTGGCCCCAAAATCCATAGCTGAAATCAAAAAACTAAACTGCGGTGCCTGCGATGTCCGTATCCGTGAAAACAGAATGAGCATAGAACAAACCAACATCACAATAGTATCCAGACTCTATGAAGCAATCTACCCAAACTACCGCCGCATAATACCAGAGCACCCAAACTGCGCTGTCGTATTGGTATCAAAACTCATAGAGGCCGTGCAAAGAGTAGGCATACTCAACGACACCCGGGAAATAGGCCTGTCAATCGGTAGCAACAGCATAACCGTATCTGCTCAAAGCACTGCCGGTGAATTGATTGATATAGTCCCCTGTGAAACAGAATCTGAACCCGTGCTGATACTCCTAAGCCCTGCGTACCTGCTTGAATCCCTGAAATCCCTGGTTAAAGACGGCGATGACGTAATCATCAAATGGCTTGATGACAAATCTCCCATAATGATTCTGCCTGCTGATTTCAGTAATTGGGATGAACGGCTTGAATTGATCGTGCCCAGGAGCAATTGATATGGAAGCCAGAACGTACCTTGAGACCATAACGGTATTAGACATCCCTGTTGCTGTGTTTAGTGACAGCAGCGTAGAGGCTGCCGAAATAGGCCCATTCCCCTTTTCGCCCACTGGGTACAGATCAATACTGGGAGAAGACAAGCCCCTGTTCCTTCAAAAAGTGGCAAAAATTTTAGAAATAACATCCAGGGACTACGCTAAGGAGTTTGCTGGTGTAGTGAAACGCGCAAAAAAAACCTTAACGCAAAAAGCCGGCAACGATCCTGTAAGCAACTACATCCATCTTACTGGAGATCTTCAGGTGCTGCTCAGTTACGGATATTTTCAGGCATGGGATACCACTGCAGAAATATTGCATATAGCCATTAGGCTGGTTAAAGCGTGCGAAAAAATAACAATCCCTGAAAACTATCACGAAACCTGCAATCCCAACTGGCCTGCAGATTACCTGCGCCAGCGGATTGATAACGTGCAGACCATAGAACCTGTGTTGCAGCGATGCCTGGCAGCAAAAAACCTGTACGAACTGGCGGCAACTCCCTGCATTGATCACCTCTGCTGCACCAACTCTGTCTATGCCAGGCTGTTTGAAACAACCGTGCTGCCAACCTTGTCACCATCTGCAGAATACTATTTCTACTGCCGGATCTGTGCTGAAAGAGGCGCAACTGTTGCGCCTGAAACAAAGTCTGATACTTTAACGCCCTACTTCTGCCACCCCGTTAATGGTGATTGGGCTCAGCACCCCCTGCCTGATCCTAACCCCATGCTGCTGGCAAGCGACATGCCCCACGCAATATGCAAACAATGCCCGCTTAGCACCAGGGCGCATATTCTTGTCCCGTCTGAAAGCGACAAAAACAGCTACACCAAATATTGCACGGTCACAGCCATAGCTGCAGGCCTGATAACATCAGACGCAGCCTTGCAAAACGATAGAGGTATAGCAACGGAAGATGAAAATTTTGTGGTAGATGCCCTTGTTCAGCGTTTATCTGGCAGCTGCAGTAAATGCCCCCGCAAAAAAGAATGTATCCAGCAGCCGATAGGCCCTGATGCGGAATGCCTGGCTCAGAGAGATAAACAATCCACGTGGGTAGATGTTGTTTCTCCCGTATCACCTTCGCCAGATCCGGTTATAGCTGGCCCCACGTACTCACCTGTCAAAACCACCTATGTTGTAGGCTGGCAATCAGCAGAAACGCCAGACCACGGCCCCCTGCAGCTCTATGTCATCAAAACAAAAAAAGACTTTGGCGTAACCTACAACCCCTCAGAGGCCACCAGATTCAAGACAATCGACGCTGCCCTGTACTATTACCGCCAAATAGGCCACCTCCACGGCGATCCAGAAGTGAATATTTACAACGGATTCCTGCAGATATTCCAACACGGCCCTGCAGGACTGCGCCAGGTGCCAAAGATCACCCGTCAAGGCTCCCTGTTTGATGCCATAGAGCCCGGAAACTGGGATCAGCCAGCCCTGCCAAAGGTGGTGAAATAATGCCCACCATTATTAACGCTCCAGATCAGGAAGAAATCCGGCTTACAGAAGCACGTGACGCAGCCCTTGTTGCGGCAAAAGCTAAACCTATTACCAATGCTAAATTTAAAATTCTGGCCAAAGCAGAGCGCGAACTAGAGCAATATCGTGACCGGCGCGAAGCTGCAGCTGGCCAGCTGTTTGCCAAGCTACCAGACGTCATCGCCTACTTAGACGCTGAGGGCTGGAAAATACCGACTTCAACCGCCTATGAACACAAGCAAGACGGCAAAATCAAAACCAACTCAGAAGGGAAATACACCCTTAACGCTGTCCTTGATTACGCACGTCAGCATCTGCAGCGCAAAGACGGCACCGAACCAGACGACAAAAACAACCTACAGGAACACAAAATAACCGCAGAAATCCGCCGGATAGAGGCCGATGCAGAGACAAAAGAACTCAAACTAAAAGAACGTCGGGGCGAACTTATCTCAAGGGATCACGTAGAAGTCGAACTTTCCAGCCGTGCCCGTGACCTTGATGCTCACCTGGACGCTTTCTTTCGTTCCGCTGCTGGCAGAATCATCAAGATAGTCGGCGGTGACATGCAAAAAGCCCCAGACCTGATCACCTTCATGCGTGGTGCAAAAAAACAAGCCATGGACAACTACGCCCGCCCCATACATGGGCCTGATGAAGAGGAATAGATCCATGACTCTTGATCAATGGCTGCAGGTGCCCGTCCTGCTATGGCAGATTTTATCAGAGCTAAGGCGCTCATACCGCAAGCATGGAAACTGGAAAAACTACCGAGCAAAGCATGTCAGGTGGGTGATTGACGGCGAACTTGATGAAGCAATAGAGGCATACCGCAAAGGTGATAGCCATGGCCAGCACGGATACCGTGCAGAATTCTGCCAGGTTGCCGCATGTAGCATCAAGGCAATTTTAGAGGGTAACTAAGACTGTAAGCGGCCCGCGCAACCGCTTCAGAATATAGCTTCAAAAAGGATATTTATTATGAACAGACCCCCCATAGCAACCGTCATTAACAACAACCAACCAGGCTGGACCAACATTATTGAGACAGCCCCCAATGTAACCCTTCCGATCGGAACCGAACTGTTTCTCGCAGAAGGCCTGCCCACCCGTGCCGCCATAGGCAGCGCCTTTGGCGGTGGATTCTTCGGCGGTGAAATAACCATCGCCGGTCAGCGTTATGCCCTTATTGTCGCCCCTAAAGCTGAAGGCGAAAAGATGGCGCTGGAATACAAATTAAACGACCGAAGCACCAGTGACGGTACCGACATTGACGATGATGGCCTGACCAACACCAACCTCATAAACGATGAAAACCACCCTGCAGCACACTTCTGTCGGTCACTCACCATCGGAGGTTATGATGACTGGTACCTGCCCTCACGGGATGAGCTGATGATGTTGTGGCGCAACCTGGGGCCACGTCGCAAAAATGTTCCAGAACTTTTCAGTGAAGATGCAGCAGAAGCGTTTGACACTGAATGGTACTGGTCCAGCACCGAACACGCCCAGTACTCAAACAGTGCTTGGATCGTGGGTTTCGGCGATGGCAACCAGATCTACAGCACTAAGAACTACGGTTGTGGAGTCCGGGCAGTCCGCAGAATTCAACTTTAACAATTTAACCATTTATCAATTTATGGAGGTTCCGTCATGGCAAAGAAAACAGCAGTACCCCAGATAGGCGCAGCATTCGGTGGCGGGTTTTACGCAGGCAGCATGGAACTTGATGGCGTCAAGTATGCCTTGGTGGTTTCACCAAAAGCCCAGGGCGAAAAGATGGAGCTTCAATACAAAAAGAGCAAGCTCAGCACTGCTGATGGTGCTGACACTGACGATGATGGCTTTTACAACAGCTGTCTGCTGGATAATGCCAACCATCCTGCGGCACACTTCTGTATCAGCCTCCAGATCGGTGAATATGATGACTGGTACCTGCCCTCACGGGATGAGCTGATGCTGATCTGGATGGCCATGGGGCCAAACCGCAAGAAAACGCCTGATCTGTTCAAAGCCGGTGCTGCAGAAGCATTTGAAGAAAAATGGTACTGGTCCAGCACTGGAAACGCCCAGTACTCATACTATGCTTGGTTCGTGGGTTTCGACAATGGCTTCCAGGACTACAACGATAAGAACTACGATTGTGGAGTCCGGGCAGTCCGCAGATTAAAACTTTAACAATTTAACCATTTATCAATTCAGACAGGAGCAACACCATGGCCCTGGCCTCAACACTTCCCATATACCGCGTTACCTACGAGTTGCTGCAGGTGGTCACCCGCATAACCAAAGATATGCCACGGGATTACAAGCAGTCACTGGGCAACAAGATTCGTGAGGAATGTGTTGAGCTGACGGTGTTGATCTACCGGGCAAACTGCTCCCGTGAAAAGCGCCCACACATTGAAGCTCTGCAAGAACATCTTCAAGTGGCGACGCTTTTGATCAGGCTGTCAAAGGACATGAAACTGATCAGCACGGGTCAGTTTGCCCAGACCATAGAATTAACTGACCAGATCGGACGGCAGGCATCCGGTTGGTTTAAATCCGCATCGTCGCCCGCTGCATAGCCGTCATGGCGACTATGCCTGTGCGAAATAATCTGGTCGTGCCCCTGGGAATGCCCCACGGTTATGCGCCGGCAACGAAACCAGCGGGAAAGCCTGTAAGGTCGTGGCGCAGTTTCACAATGGATCGGTACCGCCTTCTGTTGTGCAACGTGATCAGCACGACATAACGCCCAGAACTCAAACAATGCTTGGATCGTGGGTTTCAACAATGGCAACCAGAACAACAACAATAAGAACAACGATTGTGGAGTCCGGGCAGTCCGCAGATCATAACGATGTGGATGTAACGGTGGATGAGCTGCTGTGCTCCTATTACGACTGCCGCAGGCGCAAGCGCAACACCATCAACGCATTAAGGTTTGAAACCAATTTAGAAAGCAACATCATGGGCCTGTACCGGGAACTGGTAGACGGCAGCTATCGCCCCGGTACATCCATCTGCTTTGTCATCACCAGGCCTAAGCCGCGCGAGGTATGGGCTGCAGACTTCCGTGACAGGGTTGTGCACCATCTGCTTTACAACCGCATTGCAGATCGTTTCCACAACTCGTTCATAGCTGATAGCTGCGCCTGCATACCAGGAAGAGGCACGCTGTACGGAGCAAAGCGGCTTGAGCGTAAAATAAGAAGCATTACACAGAACTGGTCACAGAAAGCCTATTACCTGAAGCTGGATATGGCCAACTTCTTTGTCAGCATTAACAAGAACATCCTGCGAGATCTGCTGGCCAAGAAAATAACAGATCCCTGGGTCATGTGGTTGGCAGAGACAATCCTTTTTCATGATCCGCGGCAGGATGTCAAAATTAAGGGCAGCCGGGGACTACTACAGATGATTCCGACACACAAAAGCTTATTTAATCAACCTCAGCACCTGGGACTGCCAATTGGAAACCTCAGTAGCCAGTTCTTTGCCAACGTCTACATGGATGCCCTTGATCAGCACGTAAAGCACCAGGTTAAGGCAAAGCATTACATCAGATACGTAGATGACATGATTCTGCTGCACGAAGATCCGGCCTGGCTGAACCATGCTGCTGACCAGATCAGCGCATTCGCCAGCGAAAGGCTGGGACTGAAACTCAACACGGGCAAGACCATCATCCAGCCTATCCACCGTGGAGTTGATTTTGTTGGCCAAGTCATCAAGCCTTGGCATCGGGTAACACGTAAATCCCTGATGGATAATGCACTATCGGCACTATTTTCAAAAATAGGTGAGGACCTGCTTATGAGTGCAAACAGTTATTTGGGGCTGTTCAGGCAATCAACCCACAGCCACCATGCCCGTGCGCGGCTGGCACGGATAGCAATCGTCAAAGGGCATTGCGTGGATGGTTCATTCAAAAAAGTATTCCGGAGGCACGCAGCGTGATTATGACCGATCACTATTTAAAAATAACGGTACAGCACAACTGCGTTAACTGCGGCAAGGTCAGGCGTGCTGATGTATCTGCAGGAAAGGCTGAAAGGCAAACCACCTGCATGGCCTGTAATACAACCTACGTGGTTACAAGAGCCATGCACGTACCAGGATTAATCAACAAACAATAATGCCACAGACTGCCCTCGCCATAGCCCAGGACTACTCCTGGGTACCGCAAGCCCCCCCACGGGCCTACCGCCTCTACCCTGGCGAAAGGCTTGTTTTCCGCTCGCGTCCGTACCTTAGCGCATCGGATTGGGCACAAGGCAACTGCTACATAGCTGTATCGGCCATGCCAGGTTTGTATGATGGCGATGTCACCCCCTATGCAAAAGGCATTTTAGAAGCGTTCTCCACAGAATGGGTCCGTGAACTATTCCTGGCCGGTGGCAGTCAATCAGCAAAATCGCAACTGCTGCACATCATGTACAGCTACACCGTCGAAAACTGCCCCGGCCCCGCCCTGCTGGGCATGCAAGATCGCAACACCGTGCGCGAGACCGTTACGGATCGCCTCGTTACCATGCTTAAAAACACCCCATCGTTGCGCCGGTTTGTCACCCGCAACCCGGACGACATAACCGGACAAATGATCCGAACCAGAACCTCGGTACTCTACCTCGCCTGGGCTGGATCAGAAGGGCGTCTAGCCAGCAAGCCAATCTGTCACGGCTTTTTTGATGAGGTTGATTTGTGGGATGAAACCGCCGTAACCAGCGCCCGCGCTCGGTTCAGAACCTATGAATCAATGCTCATGAGCAAAATCGTCGAAGCCTGCACCGTCTCAACCGCAAAAGGCCGGATCTGGTCCGCGCAACACGAATCCCACTCTAAATGGGATTTTTACGCCATCTGCCCCTACTGTGGACACCCGCAACCGCTATCGTTCTCGGGTATCCGCTGGGCTGATGGCATAGTAGACCCTGCCGAACTCTCCACCCGGGGCGATGCCTGGTACGAATGCGAAAAATGCCAAGCCCACTGGGATGAAGAAGACCGCAACGAAGCCGTGCTCAACGGATCAAAACAACACGATCCCCCCCAGATCTGGCACGGCTGGCGTCCACGTCCAGGCACTCCAGAACGCCACGTCAACCGGCCGGAAAAAATATGGATACACATACCGCCCCTGCTCTCCCGCTTCGTCATGTTCCACGGCGTAGCTGCGGCCTACCTGCGCCAACTCCAACAGCCAACAGCCGCCAACATCAAATATTTTTACTGCGACTGCTGCGCAATGCCGATACCTGAAATTTCCGACGGTATAGAAATCAAAGAGACAGAACTCCTCAAACGCCGTGAAAACTACGCACCAGAACAAGCTGATTGGCAGATCCCCATGGCCGCCTGCGTCCTCACCGGCGATAGCGACGTACAGGCCAACCGGATAGAGGCAGAGGTTGTAGCCTGGGGTCCTGGCCATGAATCCTGGGGCATCATCTACAAAATATTCCACGGCGACACCTCCCGTGATCAGGTCTGGGATGATCTCCACAACTGGGTGCAAACCGTCCGCTTCACCCATGAAACCGGCGCTGAAATGCGGATAGAAAAATTCGGCATAGACCTGGGGTACGCCGCCCGTAAAGTAGCCAAATTCGTCAAGCGCGCGCCACGGCTCTATGTGGCCCACAAAGGCAGCAACAACGCCAGCGATCCGTTCATCCCGCGTCGACCATCAAAAAGCAAATACGGCGTGCCGTTCTACCTGCTGGGGGTCAGCGAAGGTAAAGACGATCTATTTTCCTGGATACAGGCCGGTCAGGATCGCAACGGGCAGATGATTCATGTCGGTCCTCGCGCCTGTCACTGGAGCATGAACTACGATTTTGACTACTTCCGTATGCTCTGCGCTGAAGCTCCCAAATGGGATAAAAACAAGAAAACAGGTGAGCTTGAAAAGGTGTGGATTCTTAGAGACGGCTATGTCCGCAACGAATCTCTTGATATCAGAGTCGGTAACATGGCCGTGCGTGAAATCCTCAACCCAAACTATGAGCGCCTGGCTGAGCGCCTTAAAAACGCATCAGCAATAGCTGCAGCGGCAGAAATAGAAAACGCGGTAACCAGCAGACGCGCCAACAAAACCAGAGAAAATCAAGAAATAGACCCTGAAGAAGAAACAGCAGACGCCCCAGGGCGTAACCGTCCCGGCTGGTATCGCCAGCGATAAAACAAAACAGGAGCCTCCATGTCACACATCCCGGCATTACCGCACGCCAGAGACGAAAAACGGCGCCCTACCTGCAACGTAGAACAGGCCAGAGAAAGGCTCTGCCCTGATCAGCCGCCCAGTAGACAGCACGTCTACAACCTTTTTAACCGCAACGAGCTTGCCGGGTACTTCACTGGCAACCGCCGGGGGCTCAGGATCTATCTGGACTCAATTAAAACCTATTTAGCAAAAGACCCTGACGCAGATCCGGACGGGTAAGAAAGGAAAATATGCCAAGCTGTATCCAGGGGCATAACGCAACCGTGATAACCGGCTGGCGACAACGAAGCGGGTTATACACGGACGAGCGAGAGCGGCATTGTACCTATTGCGGACAGAGTAAGACAGTCCGAGTTGATTAAGGCGTTAAGCGCCGGGAAGGTGGCTTGAAATGACGGGTGTAAACGATGCCAGACTTTGAGCGTTTGACCGACAATTTAAGGATATTAACGGCTCCTGATGCTGTTTCTAGGGAGTGGGCCAGAGGATACCAGGCGGGTAAAACACGTGCCAGGTATGAGGTATTGGCCGTGGTTGTAGTGCTGTTTTTTCTGGTAGCTCTAATTGGCAAATTTAGTGGTGCTTAACGAGCAGGATAAGGGGATGGTTAGCCAAGAAGAAATGAACTGTACGGAAGAAGCGTACAGTTGGGGCAAAGCAAAATTGAGCGCACGGCTAACCATTCCCACTTGATTAGGCGTTATGCGACTTAGCGAACGGAGAGAAGAAATGAGAACAATAACACCAACTAGAAAATGCCCTACCTGTGGCAAGGATCAGGGCACAGTAGTAGAACATGGCCCCATAGGAGGGTTGCAAATCGTATGGTCATGCCGACATTGCGGGAGGCGGGGATAGGCGCATAACGAAACCGGATAACCGGCTTGCGTGAAATGAAATGACTAAAACACCTAAACAAACCAGAAAGGAAACGCCAGAAAACGCGCCCACAGTAAGCAAGTCCGCGTTAATTAAGGCGTTATGCCACAGGAGGCCCAGCGTTGAGCGGATTGTTTGGAGAGGATATAGAACGGCCAAAATTCAAAAGTGTGGAATGGTACACGCCAAAGTGGGTTTTCGACGCGTTGGGTGTTGACTTTGATCTGGATCCTGCCAGCCCGCACGATATGGAATCGGCGGTACCAGCAAAAACCAAGTACACCAAATTTGATAACGGCCTCAAAAAACCTTGGTTCGGTCGAGTCTGGCTAAATCCTCCGTATGGGCCAGACACGGGAGTGTGGATCCGCAGGATGATGCAGCATGGTAATGGCATTGCTCTTGTATTCAGCCGCACCGATGCGGCGTGGTGCCAAGATGCTATGCGATCGGCGTCGGCTATGCTTTTCGTTGCTGGGCGGATTGATTTTGTGCCAGGCATAGAAAACCAGCACAAAAAGAGTAGATGCGGAGCCGGTACCGTTATTTTTGCGTGGGGAACCGATTGCGTACAGGCGTTGCGGCGGATGGGCGATCGCGGAATATTGATTGGGGCATAACCAACGTGATAACCGGGTTGGTGGAGCCGAAGAGGCGGACCCGGCATATCTCATAACTGACGACTACGATACGGACTGAAACAAGGAGCGTCCACCAACTCCGAGTTGATTGAGCCCGTTAGAGGGCAGGAGGCTCTAATATGGATGTAAAAATATTGGTTCCCACCGGAACAGACATTAGCAAAATTGAGGCTGAATACCCTGATATTTACCAGGATGACGCCGATTGCGACGGCTACGATATTTATTTCGTCGGGAAAAGCAGTGACGACGAGGATAACGATCGAGACAGCGAAAACGAGTGGATGACGTGGGATGAATCTCTTGCCTGTTGCGGATTTGTCGAGGGAGTTTCCCCCGGATCGGAAACAGCTATGGAGGGAAGTGGCGAATGGGCAATGGCAAAAGCCCGTAAAACCGACATATATAAAGCGGCGTTTGATCGTGGTAAAGCGTCCATCTAACATCCCGTGATAACCGGCTGTATTGGAAAGGAGACGAATGTGATAGGACCCGCGGGGTTTATGCAGGCACCCAATACCCATGAAAATAGACGCAGCCCAATACAGTCCGCGTTGATTAAGGCGTTGGGAGACGATTACGAGCAAAGATTGCGTGAACGATATAACTGCACCGCTGGTGCTGCAAGCGGCTGGTGTGATGGCACAAAGCGTGGAACAAGGATGCGCTGCCCAGAACTGATACGCTGTAAAAACGGAGAGACCGCTTGCGAGTATGCGCTGTAGTCTCCCAACGAGTATTAGGCCCCCTAATTTTTGATAAATACGACACATTGACCACATAACCGATAACAGCCACATAAAGCGACAAGGGCCACAGTTTAACCACCGTGGCCCTTGTCGCTTTTCTGCTTTATGAAAATATTTTGTCAACCTCGTCAACCTCGTCCACCTCGTAAATGACCAGCCCCTTATTGCCATGTTAACCCTCACACATGGCAATATTCACGCTCGAAGAAATAGCCGATCAAATGACGGTATGGAAAGAGGCTCTGCGGGTCACCTCTGGTGGTCAATCTTTCCGGATGACGTCCGGCGGCACTGACAGAACCCTCACTATGTCAGATCTGCCTGAAATCAGAATCACCCTCCAGTGGCTGGAAGCTGAGCGTCGTGGCCTGACTGGGAAGCGCGGTCCGGTTTCAATTATTGCGAGGCCTGCCCGATGAAAAAGCCCCTGGTCCGTCTCAATACCATTGATAAGCTCATCGGCGTGTTCTCGCCTCAAGAGGCCTTTCGCCGTGGCCGTGCTCGCGCCGCGCTTGATTTTATGGCTGGCTCTGTATCACGCACAGCCGGTGGCAGTAAAGGCACACTCTCAAACTGGTTCACCCGCCGTATCAACAGATTTTCTGAAGAGCGCGAAAGGGTCAGCATAACTGATCGTGCTGGCGATCTGGTCGCAAACAACCCACATGCCGCCTCAATCATAGACAGCAGCACGCTTAATACCGTTGGTGGTAAGGGCCTTGTTCCGCAGTCTCGTCCCAACTTCAAGATTTTGGGAATAACCGAAGCCCAGGCAGAAGATATTGCAGAACAGGCAGAATACTGGTTCGGCATCTGGTCAACTGAATGTGATGCAGAGGGCATTTGTTCGTTCCCCGAAATGCAGTACCAGTCCGCCTATTCCCTGTTCAAAAACGGTGAATATCTGAACCTGCCCGTGCAGATGGATGTCGGTGTAGATCGCCACTTTTCCTTTGCCCTGCAGGCCCTTGATAACCTCCGGCTGCGTACTCCTCGTGATATGCGTAACGATAAAGATGTTCGGGACGGCATCCGCCTGGGTAACCACAACCAGCCTCTAACCTACTACATCGCAGATCCTGATGACGGCAGGCTTACCACTAACCTGCAGTCACAAAGTTTTCAGGACATAGCTGCCCGCCGTGGTCACCAGCCAAATATATTCCATGGATTCCACAAAAAAGATGCAGAGCAGGTTCGCGGCGTATCTATCCTGGCCCCCATTACCAAGCTGTTTAAGGATTACGACGATTATATTGACTTCCACATTGTGGGCGAGATCCTCGCCGCTTCGTTCCCGGTATTTATCGAGACACCGTTAAGCGAAGAACCGGAAGACTTCACCGGTGATGATGTTAAAACCAACCGCTCCGGCCAACGGATTAAAACCGTTAATCCCGGTACCGTAACCTATGGCGAAGTGGGCCAAAAACCGCACATTCTAAAATCAGAGCGGTCTCAGGGTTTCGGCGTATTCCTTGAAACCGTCCTGCGCGCCCTGGGTGCCGGTGCTGGCCTGCCCTATGAGATAGTCGCAAAGGATTTCAGCAAAACAAACTACTCCTCTGCCCGGGCGGCCATGTTGGAAGCCTACCGCGTTTTCTGCTTTTACCAAGCGCTGTTGGAAACAAAATTTTGCCAGCCGGTCTGGGCAATGGTCTTTGAAGAAGCCTGGTTGCGTGGGCGGATCAAACTGCCCAAGTCTGCACCTGATTTTTACACTGCCCGTGCTGCCTATACTAACGCCAAGTGGACTCCTCCAAAGCGTGGCTCTATTGATCCAGTCAAAGAGGTTGCCGCCGGTAAAGAGGCCATTATCAGCAACATGGGCACCCTGGCTGATTGGTATGCAGAGCAAGGACAAGATTGGCAAGAGGCGCTACGGCAGATTGCCAGAGAGCGGAAGTTAATGACTGACCTGGGTCTTACCATGGCCGATCTGCCCGGATTCGATCTGGGAAAACTGGCAACCCAGCCAGACCACCAGTAGAGGACACAATGAGACTAGCAGACATCATAAACGGACCCTGGGCCATAACCGGCGATATGCACCGCGAAATTCAGGACATCTACAGATCGAAGCGCCTTGATTCTGCAGACCTGAAAACCACCCTGGAAGGCCTCGCCATCACTAAGCGTGATCCCCTTGCTGGCGCTGCCATCGTTGCAGCCAGCGCAGGCCGTAAAACTGAAAGCCGCGGCACCTACACCGTGGTTGATAATGTGGCCATCATCCCTGTGCATGATGTCATTTCCAAGCGGATGAACATGTTCATGGAAATCTGCGGTGGCACCTCAACACAAATTCTGTCCCGTGATTTTGCAGCTGCACAGAATGATCCATCAATCAAGGGTGTGCTGCTCTACGGCGATACTCCAGGCGGCACGGTAGACGGCACCATGGAGGCCGCTGACATAATCACAGCATATCGCGGCAACAAGCCAACCATAGCTTTCACTGACGGCATGATAGCATCAGCAGGCATTTGGTTGCTGGCTGGTGCAGATGAAATCTACATATCCAGCGACACCAACCCCATCGGGTCAATCGGTGTCGTAGCTGCCCACGTTGATGTCTCAAAGCGTGAAGAAATGTGGGGGCGGAAGATCACCGAAATAACTGCTGGCGACTACAAGCGGATTGCCAGCAACTACGCCCCGCTCACTGCTGAAGGCCGCGCCCAGATCCAGGCAGATCTGGATTACATCTACACCGCGTTTGTCAATCATGTAGCCGCCATGCGTGGGCTAGATGTAGCAGACCACGAATCCTGGGCAAATGGCCGTGTATTCCTGGGTAAACAGGCCATGGCTGCCGGTCTGGCAGACGGTATCTCAACCATGGATGAACTCATAAACAGGCTTTCCAGCGGTCAAGGCCGCGTAACTCAAAAGCAGCAACAACGTAAAGCCGTGGCCACCAGCCCGGCGACACTCTCACAGGAGGAAAAGGACATGGATGCTAAGAAGCTGAAGGAAGAGTATCCCGGTGTCGTCGCGGAAATTGAACAAGCGGCGCGTGCGGGGATGGTTGAACAAGCCAAGGTCACAGAAGAAAAAGACCGTGTAGTTGCTCTGGCAGCTGCTGCATTTGGTGAAGAAGCAGGCGCAAAATTCGGGGCTGTAGTTGACAAAGGTCTGTCTGCAGACGACCTGAAAACTCTGGGCATTAGCTTTGCCACAACGCAGGCAGCAGATAGCGGTGTTGACAAAGAAAGCCGCGAACAGATCCTGGGCGCGCTCAAGGACGGTGGCAACCAGCCGGTGGGCAAGCTGAATGAAAAAGACAAGGCAGACGCAACCGGTGGTTTTGCAGACAAAGTTGCTGCCTATGCACGTGAAAACAAAATCAGCCAGTCAGAGGCAATCAAGGCCTGCCGAAAGTCAGACCCTAAAGGGTATGCCGCCTGGATCGATGACGCCAACGCCAACCCCGCCGCCGAATCTGGCGACGAAGAATAAACCAAACAGGAGACAAAACCATGCAAGTCAACGGACCTAAAACATACACAGCAGGCGAAGCCCTGGAAGAAAAGCGCCTGGTTAAACTCTCTGCTGCTGGCACCGTATCCTATGCTGATGCAGCTGACGATGCCATTGGTGTCAACGACTACGGCGTACTGATCGGCGAGCCCTGCGCAGTAAACGGCCTCTGTGGTTGCGAGACCCGCGAGATTACCGCTGCTGATGCAATCACTGTCAATGCCGATGTCTACCAGGCTGCAGACGGCAAAATTCAGGCCCTGCCGGTTGCTGCTGGCACTTACCACCGTATTGGTAAAGCCCTGGAAGCTGCAGCCGGTGCCGACAGCATTATTGAGGTTCTGCCGTATCGTACCGGCGAAACCGTAACCGTATCCTAATAACTCCCCAGGAGGAAACACATCATGTCTGGAAGACTTAAAACAAACACAACCATCCGCCCTGATCTGGGCGCGCTCGCCTATGAATTTTACATGGAGTCCGCAACATCAGGCTTCATCGGACTGGAGCTGTTCCCGGTCTTTGAGACCGCTAAAAAAACAGCTACCTTTCCCACCATCACTGCCAAGTCAATGCTCTCTACTCCAGAAACCAAGCGCGCCGCCCGCTCTGCCTATGGACGGTCAGATTATGTCCTGGATGAAGGCAACTACAACTGTAGCAACCACGGTTGGGAAGAGCCGGTAGATGATGAAGAGCGCGAGCTGTACGCCGATTATTTTGATGCAGAAGAAATTGCCACCCAGCGCGCCACTGGCATTGTGCTGCGTTCACAGGAAATCCGCATTAAAAACAAGGCCCTCGACACCAGCGTCATTCACAACGGTGCTGCTGGCGTCAAGTGGGATACCATTGCCACCGCAGATCCTAAATCAGATGTACAGGATGCTGTAGAGCTGATCCGTAAGCGTACCGGCCTGCTGGCAAACACTATCGCAATGAGCCGCACCCGCTTCCTCAAGCTACTTAACACCACAAAGTTCCTGGAAGCCATGAAGTACACTGTTGCCATCCAGGCCCAACCTTTTGAGGTGCAACGTCAAGCTGTCGCCCTGTATCTGGGCATTGACAAACTTCTTATCGCCGGTGGCATCTACGACAAAAACCAGAAAGGCAAAGCCGTTGATCCTGATGACATCTGGGCAGCTGATAAGGTTGTGGTCTGCCGTACCGCTTCACCCGGCTCCAAGGACCTGAAAGAGCCCTGCATCGGCAGGACATTCCTCTGGACCCGGATGACGCCAAACAACATCACCACGGACACCTACCGCGAAGATCAGACCGAAAGCGATATCTACCGCGTTAAGGCCTACACCGACGAACAGCACATGTTTACCGGTGCTGCAGAAATCATCACCGGACTGGTGTAGTCCGTGGGGTTTAACGACCTCATAGCCTTTGGCGACCGCTCTATGTTGCAGGTGTTCGGCGAACCCTGCACCCTGCAACATAGAGCAACCCGCCGCCCGGTCACCGCCATTGTCTCAGACATCAACGAGCCTGGCAGCGTGTTAACTGGCGAAGGGCCAGTGGAAGAACACAGCATTGAAGTATCAGTAGCAGACGCAGCAGGTGTTAACACAGACTGGACCGCCACCGTCCAGGCAACCGGCATCACCCGCCCGGTGTTGTGGGTATCATCATCAAATGCCGGGTTTGTCAAAATCATCCTGGGGGCTGCAGTATGAGCACCGTAACCTACAGTCAGATTGTGCAGCACATGGTGGCCACCATGGCCAACCTGCTGCCGGTAAAGCACAAGGCCAGCGTCATTGCCTGGCCGGATCGCCCCGATGATCTGACTGAACAGAAGCTGGAAAAAGATCACCCGCAGGGCTGCTATGCCGTGCGGTATCTGAAATCAACTGCCAGTGAAACCGGCCATGAAACCGCTCTGTTTGGCGTGGTGCTGGTGGCAAATAGCTTTACCCGTGTGGGCAACATGGCGGCAACGGTAAAAATTGCCATGCAGGATGAAGTTTCGCCACTTGGCCAAAAGTACACCTTTGCCGGGGTAGAGCCTATTGAGCACCTGGCAGGCTGGGTAAGGGATACCGCAATATTCGCGGTTTCAAGAGGCAAACAGAGCATTACCAACAAGGCCGCGTTGATCGCGGATCTTAACCTTTAAGGAGAAAAACCATGCAAGGACCATTGAGAGCAACAAAGTATTTCATGCCTCAAGGCCGGTTGATGATGGCGGAAAAAGACCCTACCACCGGCGAACCGATGGGCTTTATTCATGTTGGAAACGCCATTGATATCAAGGCCTCTCTCAACGTATCAACCATCGATAAGAAAGAGGCAATGACCGGTCAGTTTGGTCTGGCTGCCCAGTTTGAAAACGAAAAGGGCGTTAACTTTTCATTCACTCTGGAAAGTTTCCATGAAGAAAATCTGGCCATGGCATTGCGTGCCAACATTACAACTATTGCTGCGGGTACAGCCACTGATAAGCCCATCAAATTGTACAAGGGCAAAGAAATGGCCCTGCCGCATATCAAGGGTACGATAATCGAAATTACCTCTGAAGACGGCTCAACCACCTATGTAGCCGGTACCGATTACATCGCCTATGACAACTCTGTACTGGTGCCTGCTGCATCTGGAGCCCTTGCTACTGCCGACACCGGTAATGGCGTTGACGTGCTGGTCACCTACAGCTACCCCGCCCAAAAGAAAGTTGATTCATTCACCACTGGCCAGAAAAGTTACTGGTTCTGGCTGGACGCAATTGACGCCGCTAACGACCTGGGCGTTAAGAGCTTCCACTTTTACAAAGTCAACCCGCAGCCACTGAAAGAGCTGCTGCTGATCTCAAGCGAGCCGGGGAATATCTCTATTGAAGGTGCTTGTATGCTGGATGAAACCCGTCCGGCCGGCACGTCAAAATTCTTCAGCTACAGCGAGTAACCGATGCAGGCCAGCGGGGATGATTAAGATCATCCCCGCGAACAAGCATTGATTAAAAAAGGCCCCAGCCCATGACCACCGCCATAACCTTCAAAGCCTCAATAAAAGAATCCCTGATCTCTCTTGATCAGACGCTAAACACCCGCATAAAAATTGCGGATGATGGCTACGGTTATGCAGACGAAATGCTCTCAGCCCGCGCCTGGCGGTTACGGGATAAATCACGGCTGTATGTCTGGATAGATCGGCTGTTCTTCTGGGACAAAGACCACTGTGAAGAGTGCTACAAAATTGAGCTTGAGCGGAAGCAGTTGCCGCCTGAGTATAGGGTATTCAAATAATGGCAACTGAATATTACCTTGTAACTCAAAATGGTTCTGCTGGCATCTATTGGGCTGGTTTGCCGGAGTTTGATCTGTTTGATGGCAGCAACTATAAGTATCGTTACTATTGGGGCGGGGCTTATCAGGTATATGCTGATTTCAACACACTGGAAGACAACCGCATAAATCAGGCTGGAAACCGCGGCCCATCGAAAAGCATTGTTATTGAGGTGCAGGGCAAATGGGATGACACCAGCACATGGAACAGTAGTACGGTGTGGCTTGGTTATTATTCAGTTACTATAACTACTAAAATAAATGGAGTACGCGATGCTGCTGCTTTTCATAACGGCGTGCCAGGCGGTGGTTTCCGCAGAATTGTAAATACAACGTACCCGGCATATCAAATACAAAAACAGTCAAATATGACTATTGATGGATTGGAAATTATCAACCAGAACACAACGGGCGGTTATGCCATAAGAGTTTACTATGCAGCTAATGCACATATAAAAAACTGTATTATTACTGGGTATAGAGGTTTGGAATGTTTGAGTTATGCCAGTAAGTACCAAAATAATATATTTAGAAACTGCCTTTTGTATGGGATTAGTATTAATGCAGGATTCGGTTATTCCGACGTAGTAAACAATAATTTAGCTACAGGATGTGGCACAGGTATATATAGCGATGGTGCAACAACGTATGCAACAGTAATTAACAATGTTTCCGTAGGCAATACAACAAACTGGACAGCAACAGGAATTGGTCCAAACGGATATGCTGCAAATAATGCGGGCCTATCTGGAGAGGCATGGGATACCAGTGGATCAACCAGGATAACTGTCGCCGTCACCGATTTTAATAATCTTTCTGGCGGTGATTTTACCTATGTATCAGGCAGCCCGCTTATTAACTCTGGCATCGATTTTGTAGCGTTTTCCGCTGAAAATAGAGACATACTGGATAAGTATCGCCCGGATTACGAATCAGCAACCTACCCCAGTAACCTGTGGGATATTGGTCCGTTTGAGTACGACCATGGAGAAGGCAACACCCCCCCCGCTTCCTGCACTATAACCATATCCGCCCCTGTCTCTCTGGTTGGTGCTGAAATCCGCATTTACGATAACGACAACACTCCTGCCGGTTCATTTGGTACTGAATTGGCTGGCACTGAATCCCACACTGCAAGCACCTACACCTACACCGGCCTGCAGGGCAACTCCATTGCTATCCAGATCATGCAATCCGGCTATGAAGAGTTTGTCCAGGTCTACACCGTACCAGCAACCGATACCCTTGATTTTTACGCACGCATGACCCCTGACACTAACGCCTAAAGGAGCATTACCATGTCCCTGATAGATCATACCAATTACAGCACCACACTGAAACAGAGCAGCAACCCTGCCGGATCTTCGCCAAACGGCAACATCTATTTTGATGTTGCTAATAATCGTATTCAACTGATCGGCGCTGATGAACTGACCACCGTTGATTTTGGATCTGGTGCGGTTACCAACCCTCTGAACAACGCAGATGGTATCACTATGCGTGCGTTATATAATTTTGAAAACGCACGACGGCGTGTTGATGAAACACTGCGTAAATACAAGCGGGGTACTGATGGTGATTATCGTTTCTCTGGTGCCTACAACTTTGTTAACGGCGTAAAACTGCGGGATGCAGACCGTAAGAAAATGCGCGGTTCCGGCTTTATTGAATTTGCTGATCTGACGGATGGCTACACAACAAAAGACCGGATCTACCACGGCGTTAAATCGCTGGTGGATATTCAGGCCACCACCACCCCCTACTATGCCCTGGTCACAGCAACCGATGAAGCTACCCTGCAGGCCGCAACCTGGAACACGTTCCAGCGCCCCGGTGATATTGATGAGGTTGTGCAGGTCATGGGCACCACGGCCAATGGCGATACCGGAGCTGGTGATTTCGATTACACTTCTCGCACGCTGGTGGTGCGGGTCCGGTCATGGGGCTACAACCCTGGCGAAACCACCTCGGTTGCATCAGGCGTGACTGAGTTTAGCGGATTCAGCGCAGGTTATGGTGTGGGTGAATCCCTTAATGCCAACAACACCTATACATTGGCTGACGTTATCGGCGGCGCTGCTGTTTCCCCTTTTACCGGTCTTACCCTTGAAAAACTTGGCACGCCACAGGTTGAGACAGGCTTTAACGAGGCCGATGGATCTTTTACCTGGGTACTCAACAACTCAGCCGGCGCAACGGTAGAACAGTGCGCGGCTTACCTTGATGCAATCACCCTGCAGGATTCTGATGTTGATGCCGGGGCTGGCAGCTACAACGGCAAGAAAGGCCGTGTCTGGTACACCCGCAATGCTGCCGGTAAAGTGGTAACCACCTCAATCGGTGGGGCTGGACTGTTTATCGAAGGTCTATCGGTTGCAGAAAAACAGAATGTCATCATGACTGACAATGCCAGTAATCAGAAGACCTACCCCTATTTCCCGTCTTGTGAAATCACCGTAGGCGCTGCAGCCGTGGCAGATCCTAACGCATGGTACCAGGTGTTTTATGCAGATGGTGCTGCCGGTGCAGATTTTGATACTGCCAACGCAGTAACCGTGCAGGACAGCTCTGGTGCTGATGTTAAGGGTAACGTGGCAACCGATGCCAGCGGTAACAAGATCAGCTTTGCCTATGCCTACGACACCAACACACAGGCCGGGCTATCTGCCGGTGCAGACAAAGCCATGGTCGCGGTGGTGGAAGGTGACGGCTATGCAGGTCAGGCATTAACCTACTTCACCATGACCCGGACAGCAGTGGTTTCCGTTACCTGTGCGCCAACGGTTGACACCAATGCGTAAAGTGTTGCGTACCCAGCAGATTGTTATAGATCTGCCCAAGCGCGGTGCTGAACCGTGGATGCACGTAGTGGTGCAGCAGGTGGATTTGGAAGGCGATACGGTGGTTAACACCGTAGATCGCTGGAACCAGTTTAGTGTCCGTGTTGCTGCGGTGGCTGGCTCTTTGTATCCGCTGGTTGATCCCGTGCAGCCTCCTGCTGGGATGATCAGCAACGCCGGTATCGTGCAATCAATTGGGCTATCAGTCATTGACATGATCATCCATCGGTATGGCGGAACATTTGATCCGGCAACCGGCGACATCGTACTGGAGTAGCAATGGCCCTGATAGACCACATAGATGGTGCAAACCGGGACATCTACCTAAGTGCTGACACCGTGGGGGCCTCAATCCACCCGATTGACATATACAAAGAGTATCGGGGACTACGCCGCACCAATGAGGCGTTGCGCCGGTTTGCTCCCCTGCTGTCTGCAAAGGGTAACGATTCCAAGGGTGGCGGAAAATACACGGAACGGTACGTGATTGAACACAATGGCACGCGGATCATCCCCTATGACGTGAGCCATGCACTGACGATAACCGGAACGATCATCACCGACGATGGACAAGAGGGTATCGCCTGTTTTGACCGGACGCCATTAAGCAGCACTACTCGTGTGGATATCAACTACGTTCCACCACAGGTAGAAATTATTCAGGTGTCCTCTGGCAGCGGGCTGTCAACTGAAGAACACAACAAGCTAATGGCGGTACCAACGGCAACCGGCAACGCAAGTGCGGTTTGGGAGTATGAACGCTAATGGATGCCTGGGAAACACTGGCAGCCCTCTCCACCACCGGTGATGCCTGGGAACGGTTGAATGGGATTACCGGGGGTGGCGGTGGGGTTATCGCCCTTGATGTAGGCACACTGACACCAATAGAGGCCGGTGTTGTTATCATCGGTACCGACCTGGTGACGCTGGCTGAACCAATTGATACAGAATTGCTGCTATCTGCAGCAGATCTGCAAGCCATAACAGAAACACCGGATCTTACCAGTATTGAGGTGTGCTCATGATAGAGAAAATAGCCGGTAGCAGCATTTTCAGAGATTACCGCAACGAAGCCGGGACAGAGTTTGGTCCAGAATGGGCAGGCTCCAGCTGGGCTATAAAAACAGACGTTGTTTCAGCTACTGCTCTGGCATCTGGCCCTATTACCATCAGCACAGACAAGCTGCGGCTTGAACTGCGGGTATCCGGCGCTGACACAGACCTGCCACCGGCAGACTACTTCTTTGCCGTGCGGTTTGTAAACTCTGCTACCGGATTTGCGGAAGAACAGCAGGATACGCTGCAGATTCAGGCCAGGGGGATTTGATGATCACAGATGCCATTAAACAGGCTGTTGCAGTAACCGGAGGTGCCGCCCTGTGCGCCCAGCTTACCACCAGCCCCACAGCAAACGCCGCTTTTATGATTATCGTGCTGCTCACCTGCTTAACGGTTATGGGCCACATTCTGGCCAAATGCTGGCTGGCCAACCGAAAGGCCAAAAAGAAAAAGGAGGCGGCCCGTGGAAGAGCTGACAAAACTGATACCCCCTGATGTCGGCTGGAAAGTAGCGGGCTGGTCCTTTACCGCAGCTGTGACCATGGGCACCATGCTGTACAAGGGGATATGGAAGCGAATCAACCAGCTGGCAGAAGATCAGGATAATACCCGCACTGACCTGGATAGGCTGATAGGTGCCTACGGAGCCGACCCAACCCACCAAGCGCCATGGGTTGGGCTAGAACGCAGAAAGGCAAAAAGGGACACAGACGATGAATAAAACAAGAATCGGCATAGCATCTTTAATGCTTTCCGCCCTGGGGATGATCGGGATTACCAACCACGAACGGTTCGTCGGCCACACCTACAAGGATGCTGTTGGCGTTAACACCATTGGCTACGGTACCACCGCAGGTGTCAAACCTGGCCAGACCATTACCCCTGAACGCGCCCTGGTGCGGCTGGGTCAAGATGTAGGCCAGTTTGAAAAAGAAATGAAGGCCTGCCTGCCTGCAGACCTGCCACTGCATCAGTATGAATGGGATGCCTATGTCTCGCTTGCCTACAACATCGGAAGCGGTGCGTTCTGTCGCTCCAGCATTGCCCGCAAGCTGAAGCAGACCCCCCCTGATTATGCCGGTGCCTGTGAATCAATCCTGCTGTTTAACAAGGCTGGCGGCAAGGTCTTAAAGGGGCTGGTGGTACGGCGGCAGACTGAATACCAGCTGTGCAAGGGGCAAAAATGAGCGTCGGAAGATTCTGCAAAAAGTGCAACCGGTTTACCGCTGCTAAAAACTGGTGCGACCGTCACGGCAAGTACGTTACCGGCTGGACAGATATGTGCGCAGAGGAAAAGGCAGAGCGTAAGGAGCGGATGCAATGAGTTGCTGTTTTTTCTGTCGGGTAAATAACTGCAAGGTCTGTGATGGCAGTTGCGGGGCATGC